CAAAGGGTATGCCGGACTCTGCTACAGCGGGAACACCCACGCTGGTGGCCTTCTCATATACATACACTCCATGTTGAGCCACTTGTCATTCCTCCTTCAATTGGACTTGCCGGACGCCAGATTCTTGTAGTACACATTAAGCACGTTTCCGGCAGTATTTACCTTGATACGATCCTCAGCGAATGTCTTATCGGGGGAAATGAGCTTTGCAATCAAAGGGTATCGCTCAATAGCATAGGCGAGGCGCCTCTCCACTTCCGGCTTCGTTCCCGGGAAGATGGTATTCGACTGAATCACACCCCTTATGCTAGGTCCGATATAAACACAAAACCTGCCAGGATCGTCAGCAGGTTTTTTCTCCGGCTCTTCAATGGTGGTTTCGGTGATGGCCTCCTTAGCTTTTACCTCCACTTCCTCCTTCGGAGCCGATTTCTTTTTGTTCTTTACAGCCATTGTCTTACCTCCCTCTCCACGGCAGGCAGCTTCCACGTACTGAGAAGCTCCCCCGCGTAATACGGAGCGGTATCATCGGGATAGATCAGCGTCTCTAATCCAGCTTCCAGGTCTAGCTCGAACTGCCCTGCTATGACAACGTCTTTGAGCAACCGGATCCGTAGCCGCTCCATCAGGTTTAGGAGCAGCAGAGCTCCCTCTTCCTCGTCCGGGTGATACACACAACAAATCGAGCGGATTGACACCGAAGATGATACATGCTGTCTGGGTTCCTGAATGTCTTGCCCGGTTATCAGTTGATGGATGATATAGGGAGCCTTTTTGGTAGCGGACGAACTGTCCGGCAAGCGCATTAGGTGAACATCGGCTGCCCTTTGGCCTCCCTCCGGATCTCCTTTTTGCTGGCGGGTAGGCATAATGAGATCGGCGACAGTCTCTTTGGTGTAATCCCTAAGCGCCTCCAACAATGCTATTCGGTTCACAGGCTACCCTCCCCAACCGTTCAATACTCTGGTTATCTCGTGCTCCAAGCGGCGATCAAATGTCTCCTGGATTGTTTCATCCATCTTCTGAATCACTACGGGGTTCTGCATCATGTGTGCGGTAGAAGGACCAAACTTCTGCTGGATGGGGAATCGCTCACGTCCCACCCGCTCAAATGCTCTGAGAGGGCCGTATACCCTGGCGGCAAACACTCTGTCCAACATGGTGGAAACACCTTCACGCTTCACTTGGGTCTCCAGCTTACCGCTCCGAGAGTACTTCGTTCTGAACATCAGAAGGGGGAGGACGGTGCCCGCGTAGCTTATGCTCAAGGACACAACGCCTCCCCCATCGGAGCTGATATGTGTCTTCTGGTGCACGTTGGACATGAAGTCGCCTTTTCTGATGGTGTATTCTTGAGCCGCGAACTGCCCAGATCTGGTTTTGGCAGTAGCCCCCGCCCTTTGCAGGGCCGAGTGGGTTGCTCTCCAGATGCCCCCCGGTATGCCGGCAAGTATCTTGTTAACCCGGTCGAGACTGTTGGCACCGACTTCTGATATCCTAACGGTCATTCGTCAATCGCCTCCAGTTCCAGGCGAATCATCCCGAGTTCGTTCACCGAGGAGGCTACCCTGTACTCTCTGAGGAAGCCATCATCACTATCACTTATCGAGATCCTCATACCCTTCTCTGGCACTACTCCCCCCAAATCACTCGCGGCAAAGTGAACAACTGCCGTGACAAGATACAGCCCCTGAATCCTATCCCCACCAGTGGAAACCAATGCGGGCCTTTCGGATTCCTTTATCCCCGACATCACCATGGGAATTCCTTCGTAGGTTACTCCATCATAGACAACTGTGTGCAGTTCGGCAAACTCGTCCAGGTTCAGGAACACGCCTTTGATATCGGCTTGCACCATGTCCTTGAAGCCACTCATGGGACAACATCCTCATCATCGAACCCAGGCAGGTCATCGTCTTCATCACCAGGTTCATCATCCGCACCATAGAAGTACTCGTCCAACACATCCACTATGTCTTCTTTCGACATCCCAACCTTGAAGGGAATGCCGCAATCGTTGAGGATTTCTCGCAGCTCGTCCATTCGCATGTCGGTGCTATAATGAGGAATCTCTTCCGTTTCATCTTCATCGATGATATCGTCTTCTAAATCAGTTTCTAGGGCATCGAATTCTTCGGTCGAATTATCTACCACTTCGCCCACGTTCTCCTCACTATGCCCTGTTGCAACTCCTTGGAAGGGGACTTCCTCAACAGCGTCTACATACTCGGCAACTCCAAGTGCGACAAGGCGAGCAGCTTTGTCTTCCTCAATCTCAAACGGGGGATCACCGGCCCGTTTGCGTTCGGTATACCTGTTACCCGCGGGCCGGTGACCGTACACGCCACTGACAATCCTTATCGTTCTCATGGTTACTCCTTTCCGCAAGACTACCCTATTTCACTACGTTTGCAGCATACATCCAAGGTGCCTTTTGTTTGGGGGCAGCCAAAGGACGAGATGCAAGGCGCAGCTTGCGAGTGTCTTTGTCACGGTCAACAACGAACTTGGGTACACGCTTCATTGCGAAGCTGTGATACTGATCGTCTGGCTCAATCTGGGTTACTTGAGCGTACATCATGTGACCGCAATTTGGAGCCGTGACCATGGCGCTCTTGGTGGGGAAGTAATACTGGGTAGTCCCGTTGTCATCTACGTAGGTTTCACGCACAACGAAGATATCCAGGTCAAACCCACCGAAGTTCAAGCGACCGAGCCAGGATACTCCAGGTACTCTGACTTCCGGAGCGAGACGTCCGAACTCCATGCGCCTGTTGTCAAGGATCTTGGCCACCTTTTCGTTGGACATGATGAACTGGCCCACGGCCGTGCCTACAACCAAATCGGTCACAGGGAGTCCTCTCTCGGCGAGATCTGCGCACATAGCTTCAACATCACTGAAAAAGTCACCGCCAGTATCATCCCATTCATCTGCCACGGTGTAGACCGCGGGATTGCTTCCTCCCGTGTCATAGTAGTAGATGTCGAAGGGTACACCAGCAGTGGCGTTGTCGATGTAGGCTACGGCAGAGCACCCGTTGTTAATCATGGTCTGAGCTGCCATCCATTCCTCCCGACGGGTGATCCTCAAGTCCAAGTCGGTCAGATCACGGAGTTGCAGAGCAGCTGCACGTTGAGCGGGTGTCGAACCTGCGAACAAGGCTTCACCAAACCCTCTTTTGCGGAGGTCATCCAACGTCAGAAGGCGAGACGGAGCGATAAAGGGCGGCTCGAACTCATGCACTTCATAGCCCTTGCGCCCAACGGGAATATCACCAGCACGCTGGACTACGAAGGGCGCAAGACGCCGATCGCCTTCCATGTACTCCACTAACACTTTGTCTGCAGCAAAGATGTCTGCAGCATCGGTGGGGAAGTACCTATCACGGAAGAACGTTGCCGGAGGGACAATCTCTTGCACTACTCCGGCCATGTAATAGGTATCGAAAATATCGATGTTGTTTGGCATTGTTCCATCCTCCTTTTGTTAGTCGGGTAATACGGTGCCAAGATAGATGCCGCGCTCACGCAGCTTATCCTTATCGGCTTCGCTTAAAGTGTACTCAGATTTTACGATCAATGCTTCTTTGTTGAAACATCCAGCTGTGTAAACCGCAACATTGACATCAGCCTCTGTGCCGATGTTGGTATCATCACACAGAATGCAATCAGGTGTCAGAACCTCAGCTGCCACCGCAGGAGATCCAGGGTCTGTCATCTCGTAATAGGTTTCTATGTTTTCCTCATCAGGAGCATCTACAGGGGTATAAACATACGAACCTTCTAATCCGGATCTTGTGTAGTAGGTCTTTCCTGCGGTTAATGCTCTATCTTCTGTCAGAGCATAAGTAGGTGCTACTGCATCCACGGCATCCGCAGGTGTAGTTCCGAGAATGACCAGCTTATTATCAACGCTGGACTTTGCCAACACTGTTCCACGCTTGTATTCGGCAGCTACTGCAAGCATCCGAATGGTGCCGGAGTTGACATGTACAGGTGGTGTTATGCCGGCAATCAGCTTGTCATATGCCATCTCGCCGACTTTTCTGTTCAGAGCCATTTACTTATCCTCCTTCTGTTGGATTTTCTTAGCGTCAGCGCGCCCTTGCGCCATACGCTCTTCGGGGGTGAGAAGCTTAGTCTCATCCTCAACAGTGGCCGAAGCAACAACTTTGTCTGCGCCGGATGCCTTGAAGTCCTTGTCAGCATCATCAAGGAATGCCCGCCTCTTATGCGCCTCCTTCTTGGCCGCCTCCCAAGCGAGCTCTTGAGCTGTCATGGGTTTCTCGCCAAACTTCGCCTCCCGAACCAGTTCGTCATCGTAGAGGGCGGCGATCTCATCGATCTCTGCAATCCTCTTCCGTTCCGCTTCAACAGCGGCGTTAACGTCAACACTTTCCTTTGCCACAGCTTCCTTGGCCTGGGCTAGAATTTGCTCAGCGAGCTCAGGATTCTCGGCCCTAAGCTCTTCAAGAGTTTTTGCCATCGTCTTACCTCCTTTTGAGTCACCGGTCATTGCCGGTGTTTTTGTCTCTACCGACTTGGTGTCGGGTTCGACCGTAGGAATGCTCTCTGGTAAATTTGAGAGCGGAGCACTCACGCGAAACGCACGCCCATTCACGTAAAGGGTAGTCAAATCAGCACTCGCTGCGATATCAGGTGCATCACCGTCTAGGAGCTCATCGGCAAACCCCTTGTCTAGTGCTTCTTGACCAGTCATGTATGTTTCATCTGCCATCATGGCCAAGAGCTCATCTTCACCGAGGCCGGTCTTGCGTTTATAAATCGCAGCCTGAGCTTTGTCCACGGCGTCATTACCATCCGCAAGACTGCGCAGCTCGTCCGCACGATAGTAACCCCAAGTGAGCACGTAACACTTATGGATCATTATCAGACTCGAGGGATGGACTTTGACCTTGTCAGCAGCGCACATTATCAGGGAACCGCCAGACATGGCCACACCGTCCACGATAGCGGTTACTTCCGCTTTGAGTTCGCGAAGTCTATTGTGGATGGGTATTGCAGCATAGGCATCACCACCGATACTATTCAGCCGAATCGTGAGGCGCTTTGCGTGTGCCACTTGTTCAAGGTCCTCGAGGAACTCGTTCAGAACGATATAGTTTCCTTCGATGGGTTCATCGGTCCACCAGTTCCTGGGGCGCTCCTGCACAATTTCGCCATACATGACGATCTCGGCTTCGTCTCCATTCACCGTGGCCATAGTGTAATAGTCGCGCTGGATGTTCACGTCAGGCCTTGCCCTTCCGAACACCCCCTTCAACAGGTTACTCATCCTTCGGTTCTCCCCTTTCGTCTGCATTGTCGTTGTCACTCAAGGCGGCCATGTAGTTACCACCGCCAGCATCCTTCAACTTTTGATTCTCCCTTGCAAGCTGCTCGATGTTGTCCTCCCAATCACCACCACCGAGCTCTCTGGTAACCTGTTCGTACGTCTTGAAGCCGCGGTCAACTTGCATAATGGCAGCCTTGGCCTCTTTGGTAGGATCGAGTTGGCCTTGTACCGGGCCAATCCACCGAGCACCGCACCATGCATCTCTGATTATGGGATCTTCAAAGAATCCCGGGGCCTTGATCCTACCTAGAGCAACAGCCTCGGCCAACCACACCTC